GAGACTAATTGCACCGATTGTTGCTTTGTTTGTTTTGCTTGTAAAAGAGTCTTACGGCGTAGATATTCAAAGTGAATCTGTTGACGTAATCGTGAACGGTGTGTTAGCGGTTGTAGCGTTAGCAGGAATCTTTATGAACCCGAAAAAAGGGTGACGCTATGATAAAAAAATTAGAGCAAGACCTCAAACAACACTATATGCACCGAAGATTTACAGAAGATAAAATATATCTAACAAACCTATCAGATATACACATCGGTCATAAAGGTTTTGATAAAGACGCTTTTGCTCAAACTATTCAGTTAATTAAAAACACACCTAATATGTATGTTTTTATTGGTGGTGACAGCATTAACCACGCCAACAAAGGCTCAAAGTCGTCACAGTTTGAAGAAAACATGACACCACGAGAACAGATTAAAGCGTTAGTTAAATATCTAGAACCTATCAAAGACCGTATATTAGGTAAAATTGACGGTAATCACGACGGTACTCGCTCACAAGAGTTTAATGACATATCGCCTATGGAATGGTTCTGCGATACGCTAAATATACGCTATTTTGGCGATTTAGCAATCTTACAGTTAGTTGTTGGTAAAAACGCCTACACACATTACTTTCATCATATATCAGGCTCGACAGGTAAGAAAATGAATTTAAACAAGTTGCAAGAAAAAGGTGAAGAGTTTCGCTGTGACGTAATCTGGGGCGAACACACACACCGTAGACACTACGGCTCGGAGATTTATGTAGACGTAGACTTGTACAACAAAAAGCCGATTGTAAGAGAACAGTATTTTGTTAACGCAGGTACGTTCTTAAATTGGTCAGGTTACGCCAAAACCAAAGGTTACCGCATTAACAAACCGTCTTGCAACATAGTGGAAATGTCAGGACTAAAAGGTAAGTGGGGAATTAAAGTACATCAGTTAGAACATTTTATGTAAGAAAACACCCTGCAAACGCAGGGTGTCTTTTTATTTGTTTTTAGGCTCTTGTCCGCTTGCCTTACGAACTTCGTCGGCTAATCGACCGACTTCTTTCTTCATGTTTTCGTCTTGTCGTGCAACGCCTTCCATGTATTTCTCTTGTAGGATTTTAATAATAGCATCGGCATCATTTTTGCTTAACAAATGACCCACCGCCTTTCTATCATATTCTTGTAGTTTAAACTGTTCAATAATACGAATTAGCAATTCGGAATACTTCGGGTCGGTAGCGTACCCTGCTTTTTGAATCTCAACACACGCCATTTTGTAGTCCGTTGTTCCGACGACTTTTTTATATCGTGACTTCATTAACAAATCGTTATGGTCTTTAATCGAACCTTCAAACGTCGGATAAGCACGAAAAGCGGCTTCGATAAACGTTTCTTTACCGTCGTAAACTTCTCTTGTGCGAAAGGTTTTTTTATCACCTTTCCACGATACAAACGCTTTAATACCGAACAGATTATTTGTCTGTTTGGTTAATCCAGACTGTCCCCACCCGCTTTCGAGAATTGCTTGGGCAATAGTCAGGGAAGGTAAAACTTTTGACCGCTTGTAATCGGCTACTGCGTATTTAGCAACTTCGGCAATAAACTCATTTCGTTTCATCAGCACTCACCCACAACAATTTATTTAGATACCATTGTGCTTTGCGTAAATCCTCTATTCCGTTCTTGTGTGGGTATCGGGAAACATACTTTAATATGTTCCCCACCAGATACCCTTCAAACTGTTCCTGCGTCATTTTAGCCTGTAAATAGTCGATAGTTTCAATACCACCATGCGTATAGTGTTGTGGGTGGTTTACGTTATCAATCACCGTTCAACAACTCCTTCAAACTGACAGGGAATTTTTCTTCTGCCAGACCTTTTACTGCAATAGCATAGTCTTGTATCTCTTTCTGTGCATCGTGTGCTACACGCTGATTTAGGAAGTGTGCGACACCTGCAAGTGAAGCAGTCCAATACCAACGGACATACAAACCGTAAGCAGGTAAAAACAACCTTGCTTGTTCGGCACAGATACCCATTTCAAGCGCTTTTTCATACGCCTGTACACCTTTTTCAATATACTCCTTTAACGCACCTGTCGCTTCGTAAGCACCTTTTTCGTCACCAATATAATAAGGTTTTCCAGAGCCTTGTTTACTGTTGTCTGGTGACTCTCTCCATTGGAAAGGGTTTGGTACATAAAACGTAGGCTCTTCGGTAATGTATCTTCGAGAACTTTCATTCCATGCTTCCATTGTGTGGTCACTACCAACAACGTATTTCCACCACTGACGAGCAACCATCAGTGGCGCATAAACTTCAAACTGCAACATAGCGTGTCTAAAAGGACTTGTATGACCTTCACGAGCAAGAAATTTAATTAACTTCCCATCTCTGTCAGATAATTCTGACGATTCCTTATCATACGACACACGAGCCGCATTGACAGGCGTTAAATCTGAACCTAACACATCAACTAAACGGACGTAGCCGTTATCCAGAACTTTCTTCTTCTCCATCCTTATCTTCACACTCCACTTTTATCAAAATATACTCGTCTACCAACTCTAATAGTGTTTTTATGGCATCTTTGTCAATGGCTAAACCTCTTACCGCCATTTGAATTAACAAAAAATCTAACGCTTCTTCGCTGTAAATATCTACGTTGATAACTTTGTAATCTTCTTCCATAATAATCACTCCTTTCGGTATCTGTGAAAGAAAACACCGTGACGAATTGCATCTCGCATATGCAAGTTGGTAGGCTTACCGTTGCAATAGTGGTTCTTACCTTTCAGTTCAAGTACGCCCATTTTTACTAAAATAGGGTCGCTAACACGAACTTTGTCGTTTGGTGATTGAAAAACTAACTCGACGTTACGTTTCCAACACGCCATACGCAAAAATCCTATTAGTTGTGGTGTTTCCATTTGCGACCATGTTTGTGCTTTTTGTTTGTGTGCGAATAGTCTAAACGATTCACAAACTACAATATTCGGTTGTTGCATGACTATTAGTATTTCGTGTTGCGACCAATAGCCTTCAATAGAGTTGTGGTCTGTTGCACTAATCGTGCCAAATTCGGTGAGTATTCCATCGTCGAATACTGCCCACCCTGTTGTACCACTACCTTCATTATAATTCCCTGATGGGTCAAATGACAATACCTTCATTTAAATACACCTCTTAATATAAAAATTTGGCGTACAAGCAGTTTCGTCTTGTACGCCACAGGAGAGTGTGTATGATACTTTTATAGTACCACATACTACCGTAGAGGACAAGCACCTGTACTACAATCTTCTGCACCATCAAGCGTACTTTCACCTTCGTATTTTTCTAACAACGTATGGTCGAACGGTTTCATTTTAGATACCATTTCTTCGTACTGCTCTTTGGTAATGGCTTCGTAAGGTGCTAACTGATAGGTTCCGCCGTCATGCGCCAAGAACGACACACCCACAAAATCATCCCAACCGTTCCAAACAATGTTTTTTGCTTTTTCCCATTCATTTGGTTTAACAGTAATTGTGTTTGAAGAATTATGCTCTGTGTAAGATTCTTGAAATGCAAAGTAGGTTTTAAACTGCTCGTTTACACGAACATCATCTTTTGTGACCGTCGAACCAGATGAAATAGGAAAGTCAATAACAAGCGTTCGAGCATTTTCCCACGTAGAGCCAACTTCTGGATTCATGTTCCAACCTAACTCTTTGACGACTTGCACAAGTGGGTCAGTCGCATTGATTCGGATTCTTCGGATATAGTACGGACTGTGCGACCAATGTAAACCTGACGACACGCCTCCTGCTAATTGTGATAACGTTCCTTCGGGTTTAACCGTTGTGACAAGTAGTGGAGCAGGTACGCGCAAATCTCTTGCGTAATCATCAGCAATGGTTCTAGCAAACTGTTTTAAATCTCTTAAAACGTAGTGTTCGTTTGCTTGTGAAATACCTGACTTCTCCATTGCGTCTTTCCAACCTGTTAACGAGCAACCAAGTAGTCGGTCACGCTTTTGGACTTCTGACCAATGTGGTAATTCAAGCTCCACAAGCGTCATACGTAATCCTGCTCTTGCCGACAAAGTTTGTGCTTCCCACAACTCAACTTCATTCAGTTTTCCATCTTTTACAAACGCATCAACGTTAACAGTTGTTAGGTTACATACGCCGTAACTGTCGAGTAGAATCTCGGCGCATGGATTCAAACCCTTTGCGTTCGGTCTACGTCTGTTAGCTTCTTCTAAATTAACAAAACCAGGCTCGCCTTCACCCTGCATAATTGTAAAAACCAAACTTAACATTTCTCGTGACGG